GAAGTTAACAATGTTACTGAAAGCACTTACTCTAAGATGGCTGGTGATTTCATTAACGATGCTAAGACGATGGTTGAGCAGGCTGCTGATTGGTCTGCACTGCGTGAAACTATTACAATTTCAACAACAGCAACAGACAACACTTACTCACTAACTGGTACTGGCGATGACGTAAAAGTAATGTCGGTTCTTAATGACACCCAAAATTGTTTTATGCAGTACCAAAGTAAAGACTGGTTTAATGATTCGTTGTACATAGCAGGGGCCGCTGAAGGCGCTCCTCTGTACTATACGTACAACGGGTTAGACGCTAATGGAGACACTCAGGTATTAGTTGGTCCTGTGCCAGATGGTGTTTACAGCCTTCGTTTTGACGTAGTTAAGCGTCAGGGTGACCTAACGTCTAACTCAGACAAGCTTTTGATCCCTAATCAACCTGTCATTCACCTTGCGTTAGCTTTGTTGGCTCGTGAGCGTGGTGAAACAGGCGGTACTTCTACTGCTGAATACTTTGCTATTGCTGACAAGTACCTATCAGACGCTATTGCTATTGACGCAGCAAAGCATCCAGAAGAGATGATCTTTAGGACTATCTAATATGGCACAAGAACTACGCAGTATTAATCTTGTAGCACCGGCCTTCAAAGGTATTAACACCGAAGACTCTCCTATTGCTCAAGACCCATCGTTTGCAGAAGTAGCAGACAACGCAGTCATTGACAAGCGTGGCCGTATTGCTGCACGTAAGGGCTACGACGTTACTACAACAAACAAGACTGTTCTTGGCACTGGAACTCTACGTGCTATCAGAGAGTTTAGAGATAACGCAGGCAACAGCAAAATATTTTCTGTTGGTAACAATAAGATTATCAGTGGCACAACTACGTTAGTAGATGAGACACCCGGTAGCTATACAATTACTTCCGACAATTGGAAAATGGTTGACTTTAATGACAACATTTACTTTTTCCAGCGTGGTTATGAGCCTTTAGTTTACAGTAACGCTTCAGGCGCAGTAGAGAAAATGTCTACGCTAACCGGAGCGTCGGCAGTATCGGACATTCCAAAAGCTAATGAAGTCCTTGCTGCTTATGGTAGACTCTGGTGCGCTGACGTAACTAACAATAAGTCTGTTGTCTACTGGTCTGACCTGTTGATTGGACATAACTGGACAGGTGGCACAAGTGGCAGCATTAACCTTTCAAAGGTATGGCCTGACGGTTATGACGAGATTGTCTCACTAGCAGCACACAATGGGCTGTTAATTATCTTTGGACAGCATAGTATTGTTGTCTACCAAGGTGCAGAAGCGCCAGCAACAATGTCTTTGTCAGATACTGTGGCAGGCGTTGGTTGCGTTGACAGAGACACAGTACAGCAGACAGGAACTGATGTTATCTTCTTGTCACATACGGGCTTACGTAGCTTTGGACGTACGATACAAGAAAAGTCAATGCCTATTAGTACGTTATCCCGTACGATTACAAAAGACATCATTGGCCTGATACAGGGAGAAACAGAGTTCTTTAGGTCTATCTACAGCCCAGAAGAAAACTTCTATCTGTTAACATTTGTTGGTCAGAACACAACCTTTTGTTTCGACGTTCGAGGCACTCTAGAAGACGGTTCGTTTAGGGTAACACGGTGGCCCGGCTCTGTCTTTACAGCTTACGAAAGGCTGACTAATGGTACGCTGTACGTAGGAACAACAGACGGTATTAGTGAGTACAAAGGTTATTCTGATAACGGCACACGATACCGCTTTAAATATTTTAGTCCTAGCTTGACATTTGGCGACACTTCTCGACTTAAGATCCTTAAGAAGATCAAGCCGACGCTGGTAGGTGCAAACAGTGCTACTGTATTTATGAAGTTTGCCTATGACTTTGGTACGTCCTACAGGACAACAGAGTTTACAGTAGGTAACCAGAATCCTGCTTTTTATGCTGTCAACGAGTTTGGCGAAAATTCTAACCCACTATCAGAATTTACTGGTGGTGAACTTACTAACCAACGCAGCTTGAATGCTGTAGGCAGTGGTACAACTGTTGTTGTCGGTCTTGAGTCAGACATCAACGGCTTTGCATTGTCACTACAAGAGATTAACCTACTAGCGCTAATAGGTAAAACATTATGACGACTGCTCAAAATTTAAACATGAATCCAACTATAAGCACG